CCAACTAATACTCCTACGGAAAGTGTTAGTCCTACACCTACGCCTTCTATTACCCCAACAATTACATCAAGTCAAACTCCTACCACAACTCCTACGATTACACCTACTGAAAGTGTAAGTCCAACTCCTACGATTACTCCAACCAACACTCAAACTCCTACGGAAACCCCAACCCAAACGCCGACTAATACTCCAACCGAGAGTGTTAGTCCTACACCTACGCCTTCTATTACCCCAAGTGTTAGTCCAACCCAAACACCGACTAATACACCGAGTTCAACTCCTGTTTTAACACCGAGTTCAACTCCTACTAATACACCAACACCATCAGCAACTCCATCAACTTTTGATTGTAGTTGGAGTGCGATTACTGAAGTATGGTCGTCAAATAGTAATACTTGGAGTGATTGCCAACCAGTACCTCCATTTAGTCCAACTCCAACGCCTACACAAACCAAGACCCCTACACCTACGGCAACCCCAAGTTCTACACCTGGTTTAAGTCCAAGTCCTACACCGACTAATACTCAAACTACAACTCCAACTAAAACACCAACTACAACTCCAACTACAACTCCAACTAATACCCCAAGTCAAAGTGTTAGTGCTACTTCAACTCCAACACCTACGGCAACCCCAACTCCTACTTCATCACCATTACCACCTTTAACCTTCTTGGTTTCTTCAGCATCAACTCAAGATGACGCTTGTGAAATAGCACCATACTTTAATGTTTATGCTCAAGATTTGGGTAATTGTGCCCCTTGTGCTCCTCTTACTTGTTGGGCTTGTTTAACAACAGCACAACAGGTTTATTTAGACCCTGCTCTTACAATACCTGTTCCAACAGCATATTATTCAAATCAAATGTCTCCAGGTAATTACGCGACTTGGTATATTGTTGGTGGTTTCCCACAACCAGCAGGATTTAATGGTTGTGGTTCAACACCTGATAGTGATGCGACAACTTACTTGAACGCAGTTGTTAGTGCGGGTGGAACTTTAAGTCCAACAATATCAGCAGCAACTTATACATTATTTGCCGAGTTGAAGGATAATAGTTTGTAGAGTAATTTACAAATCTTCTATCCAACCTTGGGTGGGACTTCAGCATCAACCGCAATTAACGCAAAGAACCCTGGCACATTTACGATGACTTGGAATGGTGGTATTACATTTACCCCTAATGGAGTTGTTGGTAATGGTGTGAATGGTTATGGTAATACAGGTTGGATTGAAAACACTAATGGAGTTGGTGAAACTGGTTTGGGTGTTTATTCATCAGGTTATACCAACGGAACTCTAACCACTTACGATATGGGAGCTCAAACGGCTTCTCGTAGAACTTTTATGAATATCAAAACAAGTGGTAATCTATATGGAACTATAAGTGATGATTTAACAGGTATTCAATACGGATATGCGAACCCTAATAGTAGTGGTTTAGTAATCTTACAAAGAAAAGATGGCACTGATGTTGAGGGTTATTCTAACGGAACAAGTTTAGGAAATGAAGCAATCGTTAATGCTGGTAAAACAACTAACAATATGTGGGTGATGAAAGCTAATGGAGTTGGTGGATATAGTGCTAGACCTTATAACTGGTTCCAAGTAAGTAGTGATTTAACAGATGCTAAAGTATCCACATTAAACACAATTATAACTAACTTTAATACAGCGTTAGGCAGATTATGATATTAGTAGGAAAACTTACAGAACAACAGAAGACCGATTTGGAGGGACAATTAGTTCAACCCGATTGGTATTTCTATCCCGTTTTAGACGGAAACACACCTTCTAATTGGATTATATCCCAAGAAGAAATAAATGGGTCAATATACCCCCAAAATGAATGGGTAAAAAACTTACCCCTAATTGAATGGGTTGAGCCGATAATTATAGAATAACAAATACACAGATGGCAGATTTATCATCACAACAAATCAATCAATCATACCCTGGTCTTTTGACCTTGGCTAATTCCACAACGGGTATTACAAATACAACACAATCAGTTCAAGATGGTCTTGGAAATGATACGGGATTACAAATATCGGAAAACTATTTGGGTGGTTCTTCTTTATTTCCTGCTTATAGAGAAACATTAGCAAAATATTATGGTTCATCACATAGTGGTAATTTTGGTAGTCCATTTGAAGCCACTTCAGTAGATTTACTAAACTCTGTAGCATTTTATGATAAAGGTGATGTTGTTTATTCAGCAATTACGATAAATGTAATGACCGAGAGCACTACAGGTGATGAAATGACTTTTGGTATTTATGATTATCAACAATTAAATCCATATGGTATTCAACCAAAAAATATTATTGTTTCGGGACTAACACTAACCGCAACAGATTTATCAACAACAGGCGCAAAAACAATTATCTTCCCAACACCAACTTCATTAGGAAAAGGTGGGGCAAAGTTTTTATGTTATGTAATTACAAATAGTGGTTCTACAAGTCCTTCTATGAATATTAGTGAACCATTTTATATTCAAGAACAAGTATCTTCTTTGGGAACTATGTATGGTTGGGCTGCTGACTATGGATTTGGTTTAACCTATCAAAACCCATTTGCGGGTCAATATTATACTCCTACATTATGCCAAGTTTATACAGGACAAACAGGAAACCTTTTAGCGACCTATGGAACTGATATTGGTAGTAAAGGGTCTTCATTTACATCTACAAGTATTGGATTTCTATTACACACATCAATCTAAAAAGTATTTATAGAATATGAATAATGTAAATAAACAAATCTTCAACTCATACAATTTAGCACCTGGTGATATGTATAGGCTTGATGTTCGTGAGAATGTTGAGCGTAGTATCAAAAAGGACGAATGGTTGTGGTGGGGTGATATGAACGACTACCCCCAATTCGTATTAGAGTTGATGGAAAAATCTGCTACATTAGCAGTATGCTTAAATAGTAAAATCACCATCAGTTTTGGTAAAGGTGTAGAGATTGAAGGTATGGGAAATACGATGGTAAATCGTTATGAAAGTATTAGTGAATTATATTATAAATTACTTGCTGATGTATGGATTTTCGGTGGATTTGCTATTGAGGTAATATGGTCTAAAGATGGTAATAATGTTGAAAGTATTTACCACTTACCATTCCAAAATATTAGGGTTAAAAAACCTTTGGAAGAGCAACACGAAAGAGATATTGAAAATTATTACTATTGTGAAAATTGGAAGGCTCAAAGAAAAATTATTACTCGTTTTGACGGGTTAAATCCTGTAGATAGAAATGGAAGACAAATCTACTATTGGAAAAATTATACACCAAGTAATAACAGGTTTTACCCATTATTACCTTGGCAGTCAGGGGTTAATTCTGCTGTATTGGAAAGTGAAATATGGGAGTTCCACAAGACCAACCTTGCCACATCACTTTTACCGAACTTAAATGTGTCTTTGATAGGTTCTCCTACCCCACAGGAAAAAGAAGAAATCTACGAGGAATTGATTAGGTCTTATAGTGGTAAATGGGGACAGAAGTTGATGTTGTCGTTTAGTGATAGTCCTGATACAAGACCTGTGATTGAAACGATTTCAAACAACGCAAACTCGTCGTTGTATATTGATGTATTAACCTTGGCACAATCTGCGACGATTTCGGCTAATCAAATCTCCTCACCATTATTGATTGGGGCTCATATTGGGGTCGCAAATGGTTTTTCTTCCAACGCAGATGAAATCAAAACAGCAACACAACATTTGGTAGATTTCGTTATTAAACCACAGATTGAAAAAATGAATATGGGACTTGAAAATGTATTAGCATTAAAATACAATAAACCAGTCCAAATTATTAACCATTTCCAGAATACAGAAAACTTATGATTTATTATATCAGCACCGATTATGTCCGTAATAATTTACCTGTAGATTATTCTTTATTGGAAGGTAATATTTTACCTGCTTTACAACAGGCTCACTTCATAGAAGCAAGAGATTTGTTGGGAGACCGCTTGTTTAATCAAATTAACGAAATGATTGAGACAGGAACTATTACAGACCCTGAAAATCATAATTACAAATATCTTTTGGATAATTACCTCCAAGATGTCGTATTGTATGCGACACAGGTTTATTTAACAACAAACCTTTTGGCAAAGTATGCCAACAAGGGATTACAAAGTCCTTCAAGTGAGTTTTCAACATCTGCTGACCTTGGCGTTTATAGACAGATGAAACAAGAGTGTAGGGACTTATCTACATACTATAGTGAAAGATGTAAGAACTGGTTATTCTGGAACCAAAACTTCTTCCCTGAATATACATTTATGATTATTTCGGGGCAACAACCCTCAAATCCTAGAGACAAATATGCTGCGGGTGGTATGGTATTGGGTCAAAGAGCTCGTTGGAGTAGAAACAACCAAGCATTCAATTCTTGGTCTTCTTATGGTTGTTGTGGATAATGGCAAATTACTTTCCAACATATCGTCGTGGTGAAAGCCTTACAGGGTATGCTCAACGATGCTCAAGTAGTCCTGATTTGGTAAAGGTTGTCCCATCACCAAGTGCTCGTATTGAAGTTTGTAGAGAACACGCACAGGAAGTGAGGGAGTTTTCCCCGAGCCAACCATTTTCACAAAATGGTAAAAGCGTTCCATCAGTCCGTGATGTGAATGGTTAAATTGGTGGTATTCCCTCCCATATTTTAGATAGAAACATTCATAGGTAATCTTACCTGTGTGCGTGGATTGTAATACATTTACCTTGAAGTAATTATCCTTCAGGGTTATTGTCGTGCTCCTAACTATTTCTACCATACCACAAATATAGGTAAAATATTTTTATGCTCCAACTTGACTTTTGATACAAATGGAACTATTTATTGTTATACCGAAATGATTATGAAAGACAAAGAAAACAAAACCCCACAAAATCTTCGTTCTAACGAAGTCAAAAAGACATTACACATAAGAGCATCAAAAGATGTCCGTGATGAGTTATACACACGGGAAAAGAACTTGAAACGGGAGGATTACTTCCTCAACCTACAAGACCAATTAACCTATCTAAAATAAATTAAATTATGGCACACCTTAAACTAACCGCACAGAAAGTAAGAAACATCAAGAAACACATTCTTACAGGAGAATTAACACACGAAGAAATCGCTAAAAAGTATGGAGTAAGTCGTCCGCTCATTACCAAGATACATTTGGGAATGATTGACCCTACTCACAAAAACGCTCGTTGGGGACATATTGTGGTTCAACCTGAAGAAAACCTTGAAGAGATTTTTAAGGTAAGTGATTTTAAGTAATATGTCTAAAACAGGATACATAATATTTAACAATTATTTTGATTTCAAGAACTATGAAAATATCCTAATGTCTTTGATTGTAGGATTACATCGTTCAGGAAAAAGTATTTGTTTCAGTAATGGATATGCCGCTGTAAAATGCGGTGTATCCACCCGAACAATTACTGATACTTTGAAACGATTTGTTGATGAGGGGTTTATTTCCATTCACTTCTTGAAGGGGAATTACAGAATAATCAAATTGTTAAAGACCCCTCTAATCTATGAGGATACTGAAGAATGTGGTATAGAAAACAATTCTACACCTATAGAAGAGAGTTCTACACCTATAGAAGAGAGTTCTATACCTATTGAACTGGGTTCTACACCTATAGAACACACTTCTAACAATAATATAGATAATAATAAAGATTATAATACGCAACATACGACGAATGAGATTTTGATTGAGTGGAAGGAAGACAAGAGGTTCTGTAAAGTCGCCAGTATGTTTCCTGAAAACAAATTGAAGGAAGTAAAACGAGCGTATGATTATTTCTGGTTATTCTTACCTGAAAACGATAAGTTGGAAATTGAGAGGACACTACCTACCTATATCCAACGAAACCAAAGTAATAAAAATTACATAAAACAAATTGATAAGTATTTTGAGAGTAGATTTTGGATTACTGACGAAACAACTTTATCTTTGTTAAAACCAAAACAAGTTCAACCGAAAAGATTTATATTTTAATTATGAAAACAAAATACACAGAAGACGGAAGGAAATATCTTATTTCCCCTGATGAGTTCCTTGAAGGATTGAGTTTATCAATCATCTTCAACCTACACAAAGTAGAAAATCCTGAAGCAATTACACTCAAGGATAAACTATGGGAAGCTGCATACATTTACCTTGATGACGCACCAACGAATAGTGCGATATTCACTCACACTATGATTGGTTTTGATAATAAAGACGAGATGGTTTATTTTTGGATTAAAGAAGCGATTACGGCGATTTTAAGTCATATACCCTTCAAGGAAAAGAAAGTAAAACTGGCGTGGGGAAAACCATATAAAACGGATAAATCCCTATTGGTAAGAGAAACCACCGACGGAAAGTATATTGCGTTGAAGTTCTTTACCAACGGAATTGTAATGAATAAGAAGGACTATACTATCTTATTGGAAGATTTGGGTGTGGAACTCAACGACATTACACCAGTTCAATTTAACCGATTAGAATACGCAATCAGGAGTAGTATTGGAGACCATAGTTATTTTACCCGATACAAGAGTTTAAGATGTTTCTACGAGAGTGTTTTGACCGAGAAGGGTATTACCACAACTCAAACGAAAAGAGAGGTCAAATACGATATAAACAGAGGATTAGTTCAAGAGAACTATTTTGATTTAGAACTTGATAAAAATATTTTTATAGATATTTAATATCAAGGGGGGGAGGTTTGTCTTATTTTATCTTTAATCTATGACTTTCGGTTCGGCATATATTTTTTTTACTCCCCCCCTTTTATAAAGTTATGGAAGAACAACCTGATTTAATTGTAAGAAGAAAACGAGTTAATGACTTCGGTGAGTGGGAACACGAGTGCGTGGATTGTGATAAATGGCTTCCCAAGAGTAAGTTTTCGGGGTGTGTTGAAAAGATTGATGCGTATGGTAATTGTTTGGTATGTGCGTCGTGTCGTCAAAAGAACTCCAACAGAAAACGAGCAAATACAATACAAAAACAAACAGAAGAGTTTTTACTATCTATTGGATACGATAGTAAATTAGAAAAACCCATCTGGCAACAATTCAACGATAAACACGGATTTCCCTATTAAAATATTTATAAACTATGAATGAAGTTATTATAACGGCTGTTATTAGTTTTATATCAACGATTGTAGGATACAAAGTTGGTTCAAAGAAAAACAAAGCCGAAGCAAACAAAATAGAAATTGAAAATGTAAAAGAGGTTATTAGTGTCTATGTGGATACAATAAATGACCTGAAAATTGAGGTAAGAGAATTGAAGGAAAGATTGGCGACTTACCAAAAACATATTGAAAAATTAGAAGGAGAATTATATTCTTTTAGACAACAGATGGCACCGACCACATCAAGACGAAGAACCACCAAGTAATGAAACTCACAATCCAAGATGTAGATGTTAAGGACATATTCAATTTACCGATTGAAGACCGAAAAGAATTGGTAAGACAGGGAGTAGATTTGTTCTTACAACAAAGTAAAATAGGGGCATTAGTCCTCAACACATCGTTAGATGCGTATATTGATAGACACCTTATGATACTTGAGGCAGATATGGAAAGAGAACAAAAAAACGAAAACTATGAAATGGTATGGTATTATAACGAAATTATTTGGGCGATACACGAAAAAAGAGATGGAAACTGGAATATCTAATTTGGAAGTAAAAAGGGACGGGACGATTTACTATAATGGTAAATTAAAGAAACCATACAATCATTCAAAGGGATACGATGTTGTGTGGTTGGAAGGTAAGAACAAAAAGGTTCATCGTGTCGTGGCAGAAACTTACATACCAAACCCCTTAAGAAAATGTTGTATAAACCACATAAACGGGGATAAGAAGGACAATCGTGTTGAAAACTTGGAATGGGTCAGTTCAAGACAAAACAACGAACACGCACGATTAAATGGACTTCAAGAATTAAAACAACAGGGAATACCCGACCTTACCACAGATGAGGTAAAATACATTCGTAATGAGTGTGGTAAAACCAAGAGTTGTTATAGATTAGCCAAGGAGTTCAACAGGGACTATAAAACAATAGAAAGGGTGTGTAAGGGATTGTCTTACACAGATATTTAATTTATATTTTAACCTATGTGTTCCTGTAAGCAAACACCTTTCCAACGATTAGAACGACGACTGATTAGTAGTGGTTGGTCTTCTATGACGCAGAGTGATTATCAATTACTCGGTGAATATATTTTTGGTAGATTAGGGGTAAGACCCAAAGACAACCAAGAAACACAAATACTATATCCTGAAGCAAAAAAGGTGAAGTAATTAAAAATCCATCTTATCTTTCTGCTGTGCCATTTTGTATGTAGATGGTGGATTTTATTGGGGGAACTATCCCCCATTTTTTTTATAAAATGTTCCTTATGGAACTTGACTTATCACAAAATGTATCTATATTTGTAGTATAATTAAAAACAAAACGAAACAAAATGAAAAAAGAAACTTTGACCTTTGACGACTACGGAGTAATGTTGAACCTTCTTATCGCACAGAAAAACAATTTGGACTTGTTCCCCACACAGAACTTGGAAGTAAGAAATCAAATTGAGGCGATGATGAAGCGTTTGAAGAACACTATGGGTGAAGTAAGTAAAAACGAACAATTCTAATATTATAAAAAAATGGCACAGACAAAAGACAGACAAATCGCAGCACAGAGTTCTATGAAACTCATTCTTGATTGGAGTAATTCCTGTAATAAATGTTTAACCCTCAAAGAACTAATCGCAATTAGTAATGTAATTGTGGATTATGTGGAAAATGGTTATTCCAAAGAGATTGGGGAGAGATGTGAAAAAATACAAGAACATTTAGATAGTAAGTAATGAAGAACAAGTTTATACTTTTTGCTGAATGGGTGGGGGAAAATCATTACCATCTTTTCAACATCGCAGAAGGGGTCTATTATTGGAAAAACGAACACGACACCAAAACAACGGAAGAATTGTTTGATTTATATTTGGACGAGGTTTATATTTAATATTATGAAACAATCCTTTTATTACCCCTTTACAGACCATACCAACGACAATAACCTAATCGTATATGTCCGTGATGAAGATAGTGTCCCTGTGATGATTTGGAACTTCTTTGGAGGTCAAGAAAGAGTGGGTTTCCTACACATTCTATTTGAGATGAGTGATGAAGATGGTAAAGATTGTGGTAAGGGTAGTTTGATGAAAAAAATAATCTTTAACGAAGAGTTTGATTATGAAACAATAAAATCAAACATCGGGACAATTTGGACTACAACTGACGATTATAATTTACTATCTTTTATACAAGAAGAAAAACTCGTTGGAATGTATGACGACGAATACTTCAACAAAAGGGTTGAGGTTTTGGATAATCTTATTGAAAATGGTGAATAGTCATTTCGGTTTTGTTTTCATTCTATAGAACCATTTTGAAGGTAAGAAAAAAAGTAGTGCTCCCATCATTACTTCCCCCATCTAATTCAGGTGGGGGTTTTTTTATTTTTGGGGTGTGTTATATTTATCAGTATGGCAGAAGAAAAAAGAGGTAAAGGAAGACCAAGAAAAACTATTGAGGCATTAGTCCATAGAGGTATTATTCCTAACACTTGGAAAGAGGACATTTTACAGATGGGTAGAGATGGTAAGAATAAATTACACTTCGCCAATCATCTTGGAATTACCAGAGATTTAATGTATCGTTTGATGGATAGAGACCAAGATTTTTCTGGCACTATTCATTTGGCACTTGAATATTCGCAGCAGTGGTGGGTTGATAAAATCCGTGATGGATTTGAGAACGACAAGTCCTCAAAGATGAATGCTCAACTATGGAAGTATTATGTTGAGAATGTGTATAGAAAAGATTGGAGACCAGCCGAACAACAGATAGACATTACCACAGGGGGAGAGAAATTAAATAATCCCGACAATAAGATTATTGTGGATATTGTATTACCGAAAAAAGATGAAGACAAAGATGGAACAACACTTAATTAATGGAGACAGCGCAGATGTCTTAAAAACCTTAAAAGATAATAGTGTGGATTTATTAGCCACAGACCCACCATATGGAATTGAGTTTATGGGGAAGAGTTGGGATAAGGTATTACCCCCAAAAGAGATATGGGAGGAATGTTATAGGATATTAAAACCAGGTTCATTCATCGCAGTTATGTCCTCACCAAGAAGTGATGTATTGTATCGTATGATAAAGGACTTGGAAGATGCGGGGTTTGATATGTCGTTCTCACCTATCCTATGGACTTATCATACAGGGTTTCCAAAGGCAAGTGATACATCAAAGATGTTGGATAAAAGAGGGGTTGATTTAGATGGTAAATATGAAGGTAGTAAATTAGGCTTCCAACCCAAACCTGCGGTGGAACATATCATTATTGGTATGAAACCACACGGGTCAAAAAGTTATATTGATAATGTCCTAAACTTTGAGGCATTACCTGATAGTGTTAAAATGACTTATCCATTCCTTCAAGTTCCAAAACCAGCAAAGAAAGAAAAGGACTTTGGACTGACTGGTGAGGACATAGTATCACAAAAATTAAAGATGCCACACAAAGTTCAACAAGATGGAACAATAACAGAAGGAATACCAACAAGTCGTAAAAACATACACCCCACCACAAAACCAGTTAAACTAATGTCCTACATCATCACCCTATTCACAAGGGAGGGGGATTGGGTATTAGACCCGTTCTTGGGTAGTGGAACAACTGGTATAGCATCAAAACTTATCAACAGACAATTCATCGGTATTGAAAGGGAAAAAGAATACTTTGATATATGTGAGGAACGACTATTTGTGGATAGAGATGAACTTATTAAGTTTTTCAAGAAATGAGATACTCAAAAGGTGTAATGTGGTTGGACGATTGTAGAATACCATTTGTTGATGAGCGGGATTTACAGAAAAGATTAGATGAGGAAAATAGTAGAAAGAGTGATAAGATTAGAGAAGGGTTTAGTAAAACTAAAGCAATACCAAACTTGGAACAACAAGGTAGATTCACCCCCAACCTACTTGTCTGTGATGATATGTTAAATGATGGTAGTGTGAGTAAGGGTAATAAACCTGCAAAGAGAAATAAGAACTACAGATATAGTATGGACTATGGATTGAAGGTATTTGATGGTATGGATATTATTGGATATGCAGATACAGGTTCATCTTCAAGATTTTATGACCTTGATATGTGGTTTGATAAAATGATAGAGAGTTTATGAAGATACAGGCGACTAAAATATTCGCAGACATCAATACCGCCGTAGAGGACAACAAACGATACATCTTTTTAAGGGGTAGTTCAAGAAGTTCCAAAACAACATCAGGGGTTCAATACATCATCGTAGAAGCACTCAAAACCCCCAACATATCCATTACCATAGCCCGAGCAACACAAGTGTCTATAAAGAATACTATTATGGTTGATTTCATAGAGATATTAGACCAGATGGGTATTCTACATACGGGTAAGTTAAACAAGGTGGATATGACCTATACATTCCCAAATGGTAGTGTGATAAGGTTTGTGGGGCTTGACGATACGACAGGTCGTCTTCGTGGATTAAAAAGCACTTATGTTTTAATTGACGAATACAATACCATAGACAGAAATAGTTTCGTTCAGTTAGACATACGAACAGAAAAGTATATCATCGCTTGTTATAACCCTGAAGTAGAAGAAGATTTTTGGGGGTTTGATTACGAGAAGAAAGACAACGCAGCACTCTTCGTTTCTTCGTGGCGTGATAATCCATTTCTGTCCCAAGAAATCATCACATCAATTATGGAGTTGAAGGACATAGATTATGACCTATGGCAGATTTATAGTGAGGGTAAATTAGTCCCCCCTCGTGAAAAAATATTTATCCAACCCGAGACATTTTCAGGGACACCAAAGAACATCAAGGCATCTTACATAGGAATTGACTTTGGATATGGAAGCGACCCCTGTGCTGTAATCAGGGTTGATGTATCAAGTGATAATAAACTATACGCCACCGAACTCCTATACGAACACGGACTTACCAACCAAGATTTAATCTTCAGGTTGAATGAACTTGGTATATCCAAAGCCATAGACATAATCGGGGACAGCAGCGAACCCAAGAGTATTGAAGAAATCCGTAGAGCAGGTTTCAAAATCAGGGGGGTCAAAAAAGGTGATGGTTCAGTATTATTTGGGATACAGAAAATGCGAACATTTAAGATATTTGTTAATGAACTATCAACAAACTTAATCGCAGAGTTCAAGGGATATAAGTTCAAGAGGGACAGAAGTGGTCGTCTTACATCAACCCCTGAAGGAGCACTTGGAGACCACTTAATAGACGCCTTGAGGTATTCTGTTATGGAGTTTGTGGATAAACCAAAACCAACATATTCATTTAGATAATGGCAAAAGCAAAATCAACAAGTAGTGTAAAAACTTACCGAGCAAAACCCAAGAGGAAGAGACCTGGTATTCACGCAAAGACAAAATCGTCAAAACATAAACACGGAAGAAACTATGTTAAGGTTTCCGTCGGGCAGGGGTAAAACTATTTATTAGTATGAAAATACAAATTGGCGAAACAGAATATCCTATTAGAGATTTAACCATAGAACAATATATGGTGTTAAATCAAATCAAAGAATTAGATGATTTGGACTTCGTTGCCTTGATGACGGGAGCACCAAAGGACATACTAAAAAAGGTTAAGGTTCAAGACCTTTTATTCGCATCAAAATACCTTAAAAACGACATCGCATTCCAAGATGAAATTGGTGAGTTGGATTTAGTAATTGAGGTGAATAATGTAAGGTATGGACTTATCAAACCAAGTGAAATGACCTTTGATGAGTTCGTCAATTTGGAAATCTTTATGGCGGAGAAACCCCTTGACTTACCAAAGATTGCGGTTCATTTATACAGACCAGTAAAGGACGATTATATCGGTGAAAATAGAAACCTTATTGAGTATGATTTACAGGAGTGTTTAAGTAGAATGGACGAGTTCAAAAAACACTTCCCCATTAAGAAACTGATGTCGGCGCTTTTTTTTTTAATAACTTTCGGCAAAACACTTACCGACAATTTGCTAGAGTTTATGGAGACGACCAAGACCGAAGAGAAAACGCAAAACACGACGACCGAACTTCCCAAGAAATAACCCAAAGTGTAATTGACTTTTACTACTCAACTTTGATGTTCGCATCGGGTGAAGACCTACTCAAAGTGGAGGGTATTGGAAAACAAAACATCTACGCTGTCCTACAATTTATCGCATACAAAATAGATAAAGAAGACAGAATGAGACGGGCACAAGAGAAGGCTGTTGGGTAAAATAATATTTATCAAAAAATAGTAAGATGACCTATAAAGATTTAATGACTTTATTTCAAGCATTCGCAACTCAACACCCCTTCTTAAAGGGTCATTTTAGTTGGGGTAATATGAGTGATTACCAACGAAACGAATATATCCAAAAATACCCAGCGATGCACGCTGTTCCATTAACGAGTTCATTACAAGATACGGCAACATACTTCACCTTTTCAATACTGATGTTTGATATAAACAACGAGTGGGCGGATATGTCCCAAAACTCAAATCAGTTAGATAGTTTGAGTATGTGCCACGAAATATTAAATGACTTCTATAACTGGTTCATAAACCAAATCAACGACAGAGATTTTTATTTGGAGACACCTGTGGCATTTACACCCTTCTTGGATAAGTGGAAAGAAGATGTGGTAGGTGTTGAAGCGACAATAACAATCATCAGTCAGCAGACCGCTTGTATCCCACCTCTATTGTAAAATGGAAGAACAATTCTTAATCGCTCTTGGTGAGTATATCAAGTTAAGGGTTCGTAAGGCAATTAAAGACCCTAACAGAGCCCGTTATACAAAGATGGGGAGAATACCAAAGAACCCCCCAAGATATAACACCTACGCTTCAGGAAAACTATACAATAGCGTAGATTATAGAGTGATGGACGGATTGATTTATTTGTTTATGGAGGACTATGGTGTGGATTATGTTTTTAACGATTTGTTGGACGAACAAGCAGGTTCATTTCCTGGTCAGGGTCGTTGGGCTAAAGACACAAGAGCACCTGAAGCAAAGGGGACTACAAGTCCATTACTCAACGCACTTATGAAGTGGATTGTGGATAAGGGAATACCGACCACAAATGTTAAGGGTATGGCATTCGCTATTAGAAAAAATATGTTTAAGGCAGGTTGGGCAGGAACACCATTATTTACCCCTGATGTTAATAGGGACATCTTAAACGAAAGTGAAAGATTACTTGGACTACCCGAGTATCAAGGTTTCGTAATAAACGACATATTAGACAGATTTGCTCTATTGAGTAAATCAAGTGCCCAATTTAATTTAGGAATAAATCTATGATTACATTTTTATCACAACCCAATACGATTGAACCAGTTTATGGAAACTTGGTTTTTCAATTTTCATCAACAGCCGCAACTGACCCCACATTATACAGATATAGATATGTGGTAAATGTTTTTACACAAGACGGGGAAGTAGCACAACTAAAGATTACACCTTCAACTGAAGGTTGGGGGCAGTGTGATTTATCCCCAATTTTAATGAATTACACACACTCAAAACCTGTGAATGTAGGTTGTAGTGGTGCGACCCCATTACACCAAGCAGCGTGGGGTGTATTAAGTGATAATATGATTAACTACTCCATTATGGTAGGTGAAGAATACGCAACGACACCTGATGGAGTTTTGACCCTTTACGATGGTGAAGGTAATGTCGGTGTCCCTGTGGTTAGAGGTAATGTCTGTTTCGCATACAACGGGGTAAAGGAATGGTTTAATGGTAAGAATTACAATTTCAATCCATTCTTACTTACAGGTTCAACAACCTTCAATTCAGGGGTTGATAGATTTATGACGAACTCCCCTCGTAGTAGATGGATTAGAACGGGGGACTATATGACCTTGGCTGCTCTTAACTGGTTTGATGTTGAGGGTGATGTTAATTCAAGACAGGTGTATTCAGCCTTGTTTAAGTTCTATGATGAGGGTAATAATTTAATCCAATCTTCAAGGACTTATAATGTGGAAAGTTTGTGTGGAACAAGACCATTCTGTAATTACTACGACCACTTTTGGACTAACCCAACCAACTTCGCAGAGGAGCAGGTAATCTACTTGGGGGTTGGTGTCCCGAACATTACATCGCACGGCATCGTATTCCCTGATGATGTAAAATACTACTCTGTAGAACTTGAAGCCACCTTAAACCAACCTACCCCACCTGCTCCTGAAATTGATGAGTTTGATGGTTGTTCTTGTTATAACTACCAGTTGTATAACCCCTCATTAGAGGCACAAATCATCATAGATTACTTGGATTGTTTGGGTGATGAGCAAACCCTAACGATTAACCCTGAAACTTTTGGTAATTGGTGTGCGTGCCAGAACACCAATACATTTGTTTCATCACCAACATATTCAATTACGGGAACGGGTTATTGTAATGCGTGTGTATGTAAGACCTACAGAGTGGCAAACAGCGACCCTGATTTCCCTGCGTTATTTACTTACACATCTTGTAGTGGTTCAACAGAAACGGGTTCAGTCCCTGCTGATGACTTCGTAGATGTATGTGCGTGTGAAGGGACGATTGAAGCACCAGGATTGTTTGTATCTTTATTGGGTGATTGTCCTTTACCATTTAGTGCGGACTGCCATAACTTCGGTGTATCCACAAGTGTTGGATATGTCTTACCAATCACCTTTACGGGTTGTTGTGGAACGGAACAAACCATTAACATTCCTCCTGGCGTAGGGGTGATAGTTAAAGCAAATAACCCATTCCCAACTTCTGTTCTATGGACTGCGGTTGATTTGGGTTCAACACCTGTGGGTGTATGTCCCCCAATTATACCACCAACACCTCCATTTACCGCAGATACGGGAACAGCAATCGTTGGTAGAAACTTGTGTGATAATACCCTAATGTATTTCTTGTATTCGGGTGAAACAATTGCTCAAGGTCAATATTTCAACTATGAAGATGACCCTTACCTATTTGAAACTTTAGGTGGTGGTGGATTAGTTCCGTTGAATGTCCCTTACATTTTTGATAGTGAAGCGGAGGTATTATCTGCGTTTCCTTGTCCTACATTTGCTGGTGATTTGTGTTTAGAAACCACCATTATCAGCGAACCATTCTTTTTCTACCTTGATGGTGAATGCTCACCTGGTGATAGATTGATTTACTTTATGAGTAAGTTTGGAACTTGGGAGACCTACAACTTTAGAGCAAGAGAAGATGTTGGTTATTCAACGAATAAGGAGGTTTTACAGACCGCTCCTGAACTCTATAGTCAAGGTTGGGACACTCCGTCATACAACGGGTGGAATAGTCAAAGAAGAGTATGGTATAACAAGGTGGCAAAGTCAGGTGTTCTTTACACGGACTATATGCCTCAAGGTGAAATGTTATGGTTGAGTGAGGAGTTATTCCAATCCCCATCTGTGTATATGGTAAATGACGAGGGTTATTTAGAACCAATCGTAATAACCAATACGGAGGTTGTGATGCCTAATTACCAAATCAATTCAAACAAATACCAAATCAGTATTGAATATAAATCATCTTACGATACGATAAGACAAAACCAAGAATAATATGGTAGAATTGTGGCTTCAATCAAACATTACTGATGCTTGGATTTCGGTAGATGTTGATAATTCTTTATCAATTTCCCTTAACAAAAGTTTTGAGGAGATAGAGGATTTTACAACAAGAAAATCTAACTTTACCAAGACATTTAATATCCCCCAAACCAAACGAAACAACGACTTTTTTAAGAGTTGTTTTATGGTGAATAGTTCCAATTTCCAAGACGCAATCGTCGTAAATGGTGTGGTAAAGTATGGGGGTGCTGATGTATTCAACGGACAACTACGATTAAACAAAATCATCAACGACGCTAATGGTGGTTCGTATGAGGTGTTTATGACCGAGACCATACCTGACTTGTCTATCAACCTACAGGAAATAAAACTTACCGATTTAGATTTTACCGATTTAACACACGAACTCAACTACGACAACATCGTATCAACCTGGTCTTACACAGGTGGTTCTTATTCAAACTATACGGGTTTAACGGGGACAATTCTATATCCGTTGGGACACTATGGTTATGACTTGAACCAGTATTACTCTTTGTTTAGTGCGGGGACATTTGGTTTCACCTATAGTGGTAGTCCATTACCAACGACGCAATTTGCGATGTGGGTGAATGTAAAATATTTGATAGACCAAATGTTTAACAGAATAGGTTTTACCTATGAGAGTGATTTTTTTGATAGTGAGTATTTTACTGGTCTGTTTGCCTTGGCAAAGAACACAGACACGATGGGTGCCAGACAAGTATCAGGAAGCACCGATAATGCGAATGTCTTTAGGGCTACAGACAACAGAACCTACATAGATTTTGCTGATGGTAATTTTGATAATGCCTACTTCAAAGGGTTCATTTTACGAAATGAAGTAAATGACCCTCTAAACATATTTTCCCCATCGGTTTCATTCCAAAACAGAGGACACTTTTTTACCACAGCGGTTGCGGGTGAATATAAGTTTAAGTTTGGATTTGAGGCTGCGGTAAGGTTCAGTTATTTACCTGCGACATATTTGAATGTTGCGATTAAAGATGTTGATGACGGGACAATCTATGCCAAGATTGAAGCCCTTACCATTTTCAACTTATCGTCCCCCACACAATACGGGGACATTTACCTCAACGCCACAATACCTGCTGGTCGTAGGGTTGCTCTGTATTATTCACGAAATAACGGAGCAGGAGACCCCACCGCAGAATTGTATATTAACTCTGCGTATTGGGAGTTATGGACTTCACCGATTATCAACACATCACAGAATGTTCTTTTACAAGACAACCTACCACAACAAGCATCTTGTTTGGACTTTTTTAAGGGGATTGTAGAACACTTTAACCTTGTGGTTATACCTACAGCTGAAAAGAGCGTTTCCATTCAATCTTGGAACGATTATTTCAGTTCAGGTAGGGTATTGGATTGGAGCCAGAAATTAGATATTTCAAGTTCATATACCCTTGAACCTACCAACACATTACAGAAAGAATACATCTTGGAGTTTAGAGATAGTGATGACTATTTGTCTTGGTTGAATAAGAACAACCGAAACCAACAATTCGGGACATACCGATATATTGATACGGCACCATTCCATCGGGGTATAATCACACAAACATCATTCTTCCAACCATTACCGATTTCTACCTACGACAATCAAACTGAAAGTAATATCCTAATCCCCCATCTTTATAATTGGGTTTCTAACGCATCTACGATTGAAGGTCAGGCACAACCTACAGGTAGTGAATTAAGATTGGGTTGGTTTCAAGGTATGTTAGATGCTACGATTGAGGGGAGCCCTGTTGATATTTGGATTTTGAGTGGTATTACCGCAGTCCCACATTCAACCTATCCCGCAATATCACACCTGTCGTCGTATGAATATTCAGCATCAACATTTAGTGATTTGAACTATGGTAATCAGTATGACTTCTGGCAAGCACCGAATGATACTTATGTTGGATTTACCACACACGATGTGTATAACGATTTTTGGGCTGGTAGATTTACACAACTCTACGAGGTTGATACAAAGATATTTCAGGGTAGTTTCAAACTCACTCCTGAAGAAATTAAAGACATTCAATTTAACGACAAGGTATATTTCCAAGAAGCATATTGGAGGTTGTATGAAATGAGTGATGCGGACATTACCGACTTGTCTTTGGTTGAGTGTAAGTTCATAAAATTACCTTATGATTTATCCCCTGTGGATTTAATACCCCCAACTTACGAACAATCTGTATCACCAGTTATTCCTACTCCTACAGGAACGACTTATCAACATTTGTTCTATAGTGATACTTCAACTCTGTTAATGTGTAATGAGACGGCACCGATTTACCCATACTGGTCTAACTGCTCTACCATAAGTGCGGGTTGTTCTTTATACACCACAAGTGGAGCAACCACTTATGTAAGTGAAGGAACACTCGTTAAGGAAACGGGTAGTAATAGTATTTATCAAATAATAGAATATGGTATTCTAACAAATCTAACCACTTGTTAATAGAAGAAAAATATGGCTAAAGAAATAGCGTTAAGTATTAAGGTAAATGTTAATGGAACTGAAAAGGTAATTTCCAACATTCAAGACACGGAAAATGCGGTAAGAGCATTAAGAGAAGAACTGGCAACCACCTCCTTTGGGAGTGCTAGATTTGATGCTATAACAAACGACTTACAGAAACTCCGTGCTCAACTTGAAAATGTGGATAAAGCCACAGAAGGTTTGGGGGTTGAAAAAAGATTAAGAGCAATCAACGACGCCACAAACTTATTAACAGGTTCGTTTTCTTTATTAACAGGAGCACTCACTTTGGCATCGGCAAACGAGGAGGACTTGATAAAGGTTCAACAAGCCGAAGCAAAGGCGATGGCTGCCGTCAATATTGTATTGGGGGTAAGAGCTATTGGTGAAGGACTTTTGGAAAGTAGAGTTCTTCGTCGTGAGGCGGCAGAAAAAGCATCAATCGTCACTAGCAAGATTTATATTGGGACAGCCAAAAGTATATCAGCAACCCTCAAGGCAGTTGGTATTAACGCAGGGGTCGCATCTACAGGTGTAAGAGCATTAACATCAGCGTTATTTGCTTTGGGTATTCCTGCTTTGATTGCTGGTTTGGGTCTATTGTATGAGTATCTTACCGACACCAACGAAGCGTTAGAGAGTAAGGCACCGATGACCGCAAAGGAATATTACGATGAACTTTCTAAAACTATTGATGAGTTTAATACAAAACAACAAGTCAATCTTGAGAACTTTAAGGCATCAGGGGCTAGTGAAAAAGAAGTATTGGAACAGAGGGTTAGAAATACTCAATCCTCTTATGATAAGTTAAATCAGGCTAATAATGATTTATGGAACAAATACGCACAATTAACAGGTGAGGCAGCTAGAAATGAAGATGGTTTTTTCTTCAAATCAAAAACTAACTATCTAAATCAAGCAAAGGTTGTTAAGGCAAGTATTGATAAAATTACTCAAGATTTAACCAAGGCTGATACTGAAAGAAAAAATGCTGAAAAAGACCTTACCGATTTCACCACAAAACAGGAAGAAGAAAGAGCTAAAAAAGCTAAAGAAGCCGCTGATAAAATCAAAGCAATTAAATTAAAAGACATTCAAGATAGATTAGCAATTCAGTTAAAATATATTGAATATCTTAAGGGTTTGGGTGATACTGAAGTAAAGGTTGAGGCTGATGTTATTGAAAAGGTAAAACAAGTAATCGCAGACCAAAATCAGTTATTAGAATTAAGAGCCAAGAACGCTCAATCCGCCAAGGAAAAATTGGAGGAAGAATTGAAGATTGACTTGTTTAAGGTCATTCCAAAAGAGGACGAAAAGAAGTTATTTCTTGATACATTCTTAACCATCTTTACCACACTCAACAAAGAACTTGAGGCTGGTAATACTGAAATATTAGCGGGAACAAACAAGACATTAGACCAGTTGGTAGAATTGGCTATTAAGATTAAACAGGCTGACCCGTTGAGTTCAATTACAAGTGATGCTGGTTTAACTCAATTAGAAGAGTATTCTAAACGCAGCAAACGAATTGGTGAAATCAACGAGGAGCTCGGTAAAACATTCACAGGGACATTTGATGAAATGGCGTCGCACGCTATGAAGACGATGGTATTGAGGGAGGAGTTAGATAAATTAAAGAAAGAACAGGATAAGTTATTCACAGAAGAAGGTAGAAAATCTTTGGTGAATTACTTTAATACTTTTACTCAATACGCAAAGGAATTATCAAGTAAAAACCTCAAGGCACTATTCCAAATTGAAATTAGTGAGGGGGACGCTTTGAAAGCACTACAGAATGTAGTAAATAAAGCACAGGACATTTTAGAGAATGAAACCATCTTACCAGGTGATTTACCCCGTGTTTTAGCAGACAGAGTTGTTGATGAGTTAAAAACTCTTGGATTGGTTTATAAATCAACCGCAGGATTGAATGAAGTTGCCAAGGCGGAAGCAGAGGCATACAACAAAAAACTTGAGGAGTTTGTGGGTGTATTGGTTCAACTCGGTATTACCTCGGCAAACACTCGTCTTGATGTTGCCAAAGTTGGTGAGGAATTAAAGACCCTTACCAAAACAAGTGAAGAAAACGAAAAGGCATTAAGAAGACAGGGTAAGACCTTGAACGATGTATTGGATTTATCTGCTGCGGAGTTTGATAATGTTGCGGAGAAAATACGAACCGCCGCATCAGCAAGTCCTCAAGCATTTACAGAGTTCGTCCAAGATTTAATCCAAAACACAGGTGCTGTTAGAGAGGTTGTTGATGAGACAGGTAATGTCGTTGTAAAAGGTGTTAAGGGAATTAGAGACCAGTATTTAGAGATTTTGTCCCCCGACCGATTGATTAAACTTTTACAAGAGGGAGCAAAGGGTCTTAAAGATGTTAATTTTGAAACTGAAAAAGACATCACCGATTTAATTACCACACTTACCAATTTAGAGTTAATGTTGGGGGATAGTATTACAACTACCATCAACAATATTGACGGGACTACAGAAGTGGTTGGTAGTGGATATGCTAATTTTGTTGATATTATTGAAGAACTTAAAAAGAAATTAAAAGAACTCCAAGAAGAAAACAAAGATACTGGTAAGAGTTTTGAGGAGATTTTTAGTGAGAGTAAGTTTAAGAAAATTGCGGATATGATATTATCCATCTTTACTGATTTATCACAAAGAATTAGTGATGTGTCTGCTCAACAATCTTCACTTATGTTGGAGAAATTAGAGTATGAAAAAGAAGAAACTTTAGCAAAAATCGGTGAGGCGAATACCAAGAGTGATAAGGAGAATAAGAAGATTTTGGAGGAAAGAGCCAAGATTGAAAAACAATATGCTAAAGACAAGTTTAACGCAGACAAAAATGCTAGAGTAAGCGAACTTCAATTTGGTTTAGCAAACGCAGTAGCACAATCGGCACAGGCTATTATCAACACCTACGCAACATTACCAATCCCCGCAGCAATACCATTTTCATTATTGTTGGCGGGTATTACCATAGCACAGATTGCGACCATTAACGACCAATTACAATTTACTAAATCTAAACAATTCATAGGAAGACGAGGCGGACTTATACAGGGCAATACACACGAAGACGGCGGTGTTCCTGCTTTACTTGAAGGTGGAGAGTTCGTGATGTCCCGTGCCGCTGTAGATACTTATGGAGATACTCTTGGAATGATGAACGCAAGTGTGGGTGCCCGTCCTTTAGCGATTGACGACAGCCGTATCGTCCAAGCAATCGCAAAACAAAATACATCTACAAAAGTTCCGTTAAAAACTTATGTTTTGTATAACGACATACAGAATACGGAAAAATTAAATAATAAAATTGAGCAATTAGCACGACTATAAAATGAGGGTTTTTGAACTTTTAATTGACGACGAAGACGATATTTCAGGAATTGAAAAATTATCCATCGTGAAATCACCTGCGACACAAATGTCGTGGGAAATCTTCAACAATAAATTACCACATCAGGAATGTTTTTTTGAGGAAGATATTAACCCCGATTTATTGGGAGTAATTGATAATTACGGAACGGAACTTACACCAGACCTTTTAGAAGGTGTTGAGGTAATGGAGATTGAAGAATACAACCATAAGTTCTATTCAGTATCATCTACCCCCAACAGAAAAGACCCTCTAAACGATTTATCTTTGGATAGTATCACAAGATATATCTATGTGATAGATAGTGGTGCTGGTAGTGTCCTAAAACCTGAAAGCAGACAATTCTGTCGTAAAATGATAGGTGCTGGTCGTGTGTATTCACGAGCTGATTTAGAGCGTATCAGTAATGAAATTGCTAGTGATAGTAATACCTTCAAAATTATACCTCGTCCAAAGTCAATTCCTGATGTTGATGTGTATAACTTCAAAGGTGGCAAAAATTGTTATCATCGCTATAAAGCGTTAGTTTTCAACTTGAAGGAGGGGGAAACTTACGAACAATTATTGGCTCGTATCCCAAGTCAAGCAGCTCGTGGAGTTGGTATGGCAGATGTGGTATATGAGGGAAGTGATAGACCATTCTTGAGTGAGGCATTACACTACAATATGTCCTCACAAAATGAGTTCAAGGCAAACAATTTCTTTATGGGATTATTCTACTATCCGTCCGTTATGGCGGCGTTGGTAAATGAACCCGCAGTCCGTCATTTCACAAAGGTAAAGTTTTGTGGATATGAAGGCTGGTGTCCTATGTATATCGGTGATGAATACTTTGAAGGTAAAGCATCGGTAATTGATAGATTTGAGGTTAGAGAAAAGTTTGAAGTCCCCACCCAAGAAATCCAAGAAATCGGTAAAAGGGTTGTTAAATGGACTGAAGAAAATGGTTGGGGAGATTGTGGAACTGCTGTGGGTAAGACCAGAGCAAACCAACTCGCTAATGGTGATAATCTATCCCTTGAAACGATTACCCGTATGTATTCGTATCTGTCCCGTCATAAAGTAGATTTGGAGAGTTCAACATCTTATGAAGACGGGTGTGGAAAACTTATGTATGATAGTTGGGGTGGAGAACCTGCTTTGGAGTGGAGTAAAAGAATTGTAGAAAGAGCATCACAAAAAGAGCAAACATTCGCTGTTAATAATTACAAAGGTGAAATCACCGCCGTAGTATTTGAACCTGATACATACATCTACAGATTTAGTGAGGGTAAATCCTACTATGTGTTTATGTCCGCAGAGACCATCAAGAAGGCTCTTATGAAAGTGTCCCGTTTGAAAGAAATGGGAAAACTTACCAACCTCATCAACCTTGAGCATAGTGATTATGTATTCAGCGCTGAAGATGTTTATACCTACGAAAACTGGTTGGTAGGTGAAAATCCAAAGGAGGATAAGTCATACCAAATCTTCGGTCAGGAAATGAAACCTGGCACTTGGATTACCACCATCGCATTTAAGGACAAAGAAATCTTTGAAAAGTATGTGTTGTCTAACGCTACTACTGGTATTAGTTTGGAGGGTTTTTTCCAAGAAGTCCCATTTAATTTTGGTGATGTTTCCCGTGAAAGTTTTGTTGAACCAAGAGCTGGTGAAAGTCAGGACGATTTCATTTCAAGATGTATCCCCGTGTTAATTGGTGAGGGTAAAACTCAAGACCAAGCTGCGGGAGCGTGTTATGGTATGTGGGGTCAAAAGATGGAGGTTGAAATCAACGAAGATAAGGAAATGGTTGATGGTGTAATTGACTTACTATTGAAGGTTGAAGACCTTGAAAATAGAACAGAAATTGCTAAAGAAATTATCAGGGATTTTGCTTTGGAAGGTGTATCGTATGATTACGATGATTTCTTAAGAAGAGTTGGATTGGTTAATTTTGGTTTTGATTTTCCTGACGGAACTTGTTGGAGTGGATACGAGCCATACGGAACAAAAATCGTAGGTGGTAGAGAAGTTCCAAATTGTGTCCCGATTAAAGCATCAATTAACACAAATGGTATGACCCCTTACCTTACACCCAACGAAGATGAGTTGGAAACAAAAGAGGTCTTTGGATTTATCGGTGATATAGGTGGGGCTCCCGCTTATTCAACGGAAAGTGGTGCCGATAGTAAGGCAAAAGAAATGGGTTGTGAAGGAACGCACTATATGGAAGGACAGGGATATTTCCCTTGTAAGACACATAAAGAGGCTGCAGACCTTTATCAATCACAAAAAATCTACGAGATGATTGTAGAAGTAATGAGTAATTACAAACAATAAACTTTAATAACATATTTATTAAGCAAATAAAAAATTATTTCAATTATGACTAAAGACGAAATCTTAAACAAAGTCGCTGACCTTATTGGAATGAAGTTTTCTACTCCTAAAGCACAAAAGTTTAACGAAGTTGAATTAGAAGGAGGATACATAATCACCAACCAAAAACCAGATACGGATTTTGTAGTGGGTGATACTATCTACCTTGTTAATGACGACCAAACTTATTCTATCGTGGGTGCGGGAACTTGGAAGTTTCTTGATGGTGAAAAAATCTTTGAAACTGACGAGGAAGGAAAACTTGTATCAATCAAAAGTGGTGAAGAAGCCGCAAACGAAATCGCTGATGTAGAAGAAGCGAATGACTTGGCTGAAACTATGGAGATTGAAATTGAAGACAAGGACAGCAGAATTGTTGATGCTATTATTGAGGCTTTAATGCCGATGGTAGAGGAAATGAAAAGCTTAAAAGAAGAGATGGGTAATCTTAAAAAAGATTATATGTCCTTCAAACAATCGGGAACACACAACCCATTAAAAGACGACAAAATCGTTTCTAACGCTTTCAATAGCGACGAGAGATATGAAGTATTCAAGGCTCTTAAAGAAGCGAAGAGACGCAAATAAACTATTTATTAACAAAATTAAACAACATTAAAATTATGAAAAAATATTCTTTTGATTTTAATACTGCTGGAATGGTTGATTTCCTTAACGCAAATGCGGACTTATTGCTTCACAAAATCGTTATGGATACTACCGAGGCGCAGTATATGAAAGTTTTACCAGGAATTAAATACGGCGAATTGGTGCCTGTTTTTGAAACAGGAAACATAGACGGAATTGCTACTTTGGGTAATGGTTGTGGTGAGTTCTCTACAGGAACTGGAACTACTATCACTATGACTGAAGTAGAATTAAAAGTTGCTTCTTACCAAATTGAAAAATCTTGGTGTGAGGCTGACCTAAACAATACCATTATGTCTGTGCGTTTGCGTCCAGGTTCTTATGGTGAAGAAGTTGGTGGCGGATTTGAGCAAGCTATTATGGACGATGTATCAAAGAAGGCTAATGTATTCGCTTCAAGAAAGATTTGGGGTGCTACTTCAGGTGCTGATGGCGTATCAGGTTTGATTGAGCAGTTGGAAAGTCCATCTATTTCAGGTTCTGTAGTGAATGTATCTTACTCTGCAATCACCGCAAATGCTGCTGGTATTAATGTAGTCAATTCTTATGTATTGAACTTACCAGACCCATTAAAAACTATCCCTACTATCCTTTGGTTGAACCACAGCGATTTTCAGGCTTACCAATTAGCACTCGTAGCGGCGAACTTATACCACTTTGACCCAATCCAATTGGCAAACGGACAAATGGCTATTAGAGTTCCTTTCACAAACACAATCGCTGTATCTTGTGAAATCGGTGCTGTAGGTTCTTACGCTGTATTGTCTAACTACGACAACTTACTTTTGGGAACTGACCTTTTGAGTGATATTACTTCACCTATTTCTTGGTATTCACAAGATTTCGGTCAATACAGAATGAAGTTGGTAATGAAAATCGGTGCGGCTGTAGCATTCGGTAGTCAAGTTGTTTTCGCATCTTAATCTACTAAAAAAATAAACACTTACAAAAATTAAAATATTAAAAAACTATGGCTTCAAATTGTGTAGTGCAACAAGGTCTTTCATTAGCATCGTGTAGCAACAATGTCCCTGGAATTTCGCAGGTGTGGGTTCTTACCTCAACTGGTGATAGTGCGACATTTTCAACAATTACTTATGGCACCACAGGTGCTACAAAAAATCAGGTTTTGAGTGTAAGTGGTGCTTCAACTGGTTTAGAGTTCAAACAAATTGATATAGTTAGAAACTCAAGTGCTGCTCTTAACGAGGACACTTCTATCAACCTTGAGAGTTTAGGTTTTACCTACAACACACACCTCTTATTCACCATTCCTGGTATAACACAAAATCATACTGATTTATACGAACAACTCGTTCAATGCACAGAGAGTTATTTTATCGTTCTTCTTAAGACAGGTAAATACTTCTTGGCAGGACACGACGGAGGTATGTTTATATCTTCAGCGTCTATTGCTTCAGGTTCTCTACCAGGTGATGCGCAATTATTTTCTTTAGACCTTGTGTCTAACGGAGCTTCAAGCGTTCCTGAAATGTATGTTCCTACTACATTAACTGCTTTCTTGTCGGGTTCAGGCATCACTATTGATAGTGAGTAATCAATAACACTAATCAACATTAAGGGGGGGGTAAAACCCCCCTTTTTTTTAATATGGAATTGGAAGTTAAAACGAATAATTTGCGGTTGAAAAGAGGTAATACTTTTATTAAGATTACAAAGTATATTATTTCTAATTTAATATTAGATTTGATAAATCCTCAAGTCAAAATTGAGGTTGAATTATACAAAGATGATTTGCTAGTAGATACACGATATATTTATTTTAGTGAGACCACAGGTGAGGTTAATGTAGATAATCTAATAATTCAAACGAAAGAAATACTATCTAATGGCGAAATATAAATCATTACAAACAACATTCCTTAATGGTGATGAGTTATTCAATTTTGGGGGTTTTGTGCCTCCTGTATTGTTTCCTGATACTCAACCAGCTACTCCAACTCCTACGCCGACGCCAACCAAAACACCTACGCCTACACCGAGCACAACTCCTGCTTCGGTTTCCCCAACGCCTACTACAACTCCTACCACAACACCTACTCAAACCACTACACCTACTATAACTCCTACTCAAACTACTACTCCTACGATTACACCTACCAACACGATTACTCCAACCAAAACAACTACTCCAACGCCGACAAAAACTCCTACTCCATCGCCAGTAGTTTATAGTGAATACTTCGGTTCAGGAACGACAGCATCTTTAGCGTGTGCTGCGGCTGAAACATTAGAATTATACTCTAATCAACCATTCTTCACTTTTGACCAGCAAGTATTCCAAGACAGCACTTTAACAATACCAGCACCAATAAACTCTTATTTATCTGCGGGTGATGTTGTCTATTTCGTCAATACATTTTATAGAATTGGAAATGCTGTGGCTTGTCCTGCTCCAAGTCCAAGTCCTACACCTACGATGACGATTACCCCAACCAAGACCCCTACTCCTACGCCTACTTCAACACCTACGATATTCACAGCTGAATACAACGCAATTCTTTCAAGAGCATCAGGATTGGGATACGCAGCACCATCTTACGCACAACAGGTATTACAGAACCAACTTATAGTTGATTTGAAAGCCGCTGGTTATTGGGCTAAACTTGGTAATCTGTATATGTTTAAGGTTAATTTAACAGGGGGTGGAAGTTCCGCATTTACCCTTATCAACTGGATTACACCAGCAAACCCAACTTGTGCTTTATTACTCCACACAGGAGGGGTAAATCCACCAGTTCATACTATGGGAGGTTGGAGATTTACCAACGAGAACTATATGAGAATGGGTAATAATGGTTCAAGTGTAAATAATATTTCAACAACAAGTGTTAGAAATAGTGAAGGAACTTATGTTGCTGACTTTGTGGCAAACTCTTCATCAGGAACAAATGCGATGTGGAGCACTAATAATAACTCTTGGAACACAGCACTTTACAATATTTCAGCATCACACAGAATATACAGAGGTATTGGATTGACTGATAGTTTTGACTTCACGGGTCTTGGATTTAAGGGAGCTACTATTGATGGAGTTGTAACTAGTGATACTACAATCTTCTTCCAAAATGGAGGAACACAAACACCAAAAACCAAAACGGCAACTGATGTTGGTATTGCGGGAGGTGATATGTTCCTCAACTTTAATGGTGGTAATGCCACCTCAAGTTTCAGTTGGACTTCGGGTATGTGGTTCTTTGGAGCGGGTTTATCGTCGGGAGATATGCCAGGTTTCCAATCCATCATTACAAATTATATGAACGCATAAGATGATATACATTCAACAAAACTCAACCAACCAAATATTCGTAAATGTTAGTGAGTTCAAGACACTAGCAACTCCATATTATTTGTGGAGATTACAGAATGCTCAAACAAGAGAAATTATATCATTTATACCACGAAATATTACCTCAATTTATCCATCATTTTATGCCAACAAATATGATGTATTTGAGTTCAACACTTTTTTAAGTGGTGCTACTAATTTCATTTATAGTGCGGGGACACCTGTAAATCTAAATCTTACGGCGAATAACGAATATTGGTTGGGGATTTATGAAACTCCAAATCCATCGCTAAACATCAATTTTGCTGGTGAAAAGTTATTAACAAGTTTATCGTTCATCTTCGTTGAAGAAAATAATGAGTTCTACACAGGTAATACTCAAAACTTCGCAAATAATGTAATCTACAATCCAAATGCTACACCAATAGCACCAAGTCCATCACCGACGAAAACTCATACCCCTACACCGACGAAAACCCCTACGATGACCCCAAGTATCACTCCGTCGGTTTCGTTGTCTCCTACCCCAACAAAAACCCCTACCACGACACCTACGAATACTCCAAGTGTTAGTCCATCGGTAAGTCCAACCAAGACACCGACACAAACCACTACGCCTACTACTACACCGACCAAGACCCCAACCAATACTCCTACTCACACGCCTACATCGTCTCTAACACCTTCAATTACTCCTACCAATACAACGACACCAACGACCACTAAAACTCCTACCACAACTCCTACGAACACCCCTACTCCAAGTCCAAGTGGTAGTCCTGGTGCGAGTGCTACTCCAACACCTACAACAACTTCTACACCTACTACAACACCTACTCATACCCCTACTTCAACTATAACGAGCACACCGACTTATACACCGACTAATACCCCAAGTATTACTGCGTCTATAACTCCAACTAATACTCCTACGGAAAGTGTTAGTCCTACACCTACGCCTTCTATTACCCCAACAATTACATCAAGTCAAACTCCTACCACAACTCCTACGATTACACCTACGGAAAGTGTAAGTC